AAATAAATTTAGACAAATACTACAGACTAAGTGTGAAGAAACGGGCATATCTTATACGGAATACATCGTACCCCAAAATTCGGTTACCGTTCCATATATAGAAGATGCGTCTAATAAATTTATTTTAAGACAGTCGTATGATACTACGGCGTTAATTGATGAAACGTATTGTGCCGATAAATTTGAATTTTTCAATTTAATGAGTGGGTCTGAGTACATTCCAAAAACATATTTCACATCTAATACATTAAATTTGAACACATTAGATTTGGTTGATTATACTGATATTGAAAATCCAAATGTACTGATAAAATATCGATACCCTCAATATGACCAAACACAATATCCCGCATTATATAGAGTTTCAAATACTACCGAATTACTCAATGTTACAAATTCCGTTGAAACGGAATATTTAGTTCAAGAGTTTATCTTTTCAGAAGACAATTTAGTAGAAGGTAGGTATTCAATTATACGAAGTATTGATATTATTTATGGTCCAAATCTGGATGTTATTAATATGGGTGGTTACACCCAATCATCAATAATTCCTATTTCATTTACTCCCACAGAATATCTGGAGGGGACAAATAAATTAAATCAAAAAAGTAGATATAAATACATTACAAAAGAAATAGGTATAAGTAAGACTAACGATTACCACACTGATGATGATAGTGTTATTTTAAAATTTGATGGAACATTGGTCGATGTGGATACTGTACAATTAGGTGATTACATTCGTTCCATTAATTTTATTGATTCAAATCAAAATGAAGCGGCAGCTTTTACAGGTGAGATTTTCACATATGGTTGGGATAGTACATTACAACAATCAAACGATACGTTGGTACAGATGCAATCTGAATTAATTGGAATGGTATCCGCGTCAGTACAAACAATAATGATTCAAATAACATTAGCAGATGGTCGTACTTGGACAGAAGCACCCGGATCCACTTTTTATATTGAAGAAAAAGACTCAACCGAAACGAGATTTGAACGAGCAAATAATTTTTACATTGGTGATAAAATAGTTGTAACTGATTCAAATACAACTGAATTAACAAAAATAGCAATTACCAATTTACAAATGGTGTTTGAATCTAAAACAATATATTCTTTAGATTTTGCACCCTCTGATTTATTCTTAGTGGATGTTGGAGATGGATTATTTAGTGTGATGCACAATAGTTGTTGGTGTAGTAATAGTTTTTGTGGTAATTGGTGTTACGATAATACCTGCCCAACTTGTCAGGGAGGCCCTCCACCTAAATTATAATAAAATAAAATAAAATAACATAAACACATTTTAAAATGGCAGTAAAAGTAAGAGTAGAAAGACCGGCACAAACAATTAAAACGGTTGTTGCACCAATTTCAAGTGAATTAAAAACAAAAGTGGCAACCGCATTTCAAGCGGTTGTGACGGCAATTAAGGTTAAACACTTGGGGGAATAAGACAATGTTTTATGAAGTTATTTACATATGGGGATAGTTGGACTGAAGGTGTTGGGGGCAATGTTGAGGAAGAATTAACAACAGAAATTCCTGAAGAAAGAACTAACATAAGACAAAAATATTGTTGGCCAAAACATTTATCGGAATTACTCAATTGCGAAGTTAAAAATAATGGAGTAGGTGCATTTTCTAACAATGCAATATTCAATTCAATTTCTTATCAATTAAAAAATGAAATCGTCACTCAAGACGATTTTGTTGTTATTATGTGGTCTTCCTCATTAAGAGATCAATTACCATTTTTTCCAAATGAGAATAATTTTCATATTTGGGGTCAACGATATAAAAGTAAACAACATCTTTTCAAATACATTTTCGACGGTGTTGATGGAGATAATGCGAAGTATAATAGGGCGGTAAAAAATTTTAGAGATTACTATATTAGTAATTTGTTTAATGATGCCTACTACGATGTTATTAATCAAAATTATATTCTACATTTACAATTTATGTTTAAAGAATTGGGAATTAGATATGTTTTTTGTGATGCGTTTGACACTATGATTAATAAAAATATCGATGTTTTAGTTGATAAAACTCATTTAATTGATGATAATAGATATTGGGGTTATAGAAGTAAAACAATGGCTAATTTATTAATCGACACAAATAGAAAAGATGTGTGGGAAGATAATAACCATTGGGTTGACACCACCGCCGGCAAACATCCAAGTAGTAATGGCTATAAATTGATTGCTCATGAATTATATGAATTTATAAGTCAGGGTAATTTATTAACATATAGTAAATCAAAAAATTCGTATTTGTTATGAATTATACAATAAACAATAATTTTTGTGATGAGGATTCGGCAAAAGAGATAATTAAATTTTGTCTTGAACATGGAGAACCATTTTCTTATAAACCAACAGAATCTTGGGATTGTAGGAGAATATATGATGAAGATTTTAAAAATAAAATAATTGATTTATTAACAACCAATTATAAAAACGAAAATTTTAGTTTATGGTTTGATTATGACACATTCAACCTAAAAAACTTTAATATTAGTTTGACATCATATTATGATGGTAGATATCTTAATTTACATAAAGACAAATCAAGTGAATTAACCACGGTAATAGTTTTATCAGAAGGTTTTGAGGGTGGACAATTTGTTTTAACTGAACAAGATGACCCACCATTTCATTTTGAAACATTGAAAGGATTAACTATTTGTGATTTAAAATTGGGAGATTGTATTTCATTTAACGGTTCTGAGACATATCACGGAGTGTTACCAGTAACAAACGGGATACGTTACGCTTTAAATATTTGGATGACCGAGACTGATTTTAATTACCCTAAATTAAAATCTAATAAAACTGTTATATAATGTTAACTAAAAAAAATAATATATACGTTTGCGGTGATAGTTTCGTAGATTGGGATTTACCCGAAATACATTGGACGGATTATTTATCTAACCATTATAATGTTATTAAATTGGGAAAATTTGGTTCCGATAATAATTCCATATTATACCAAACGGGAAATATACCAAATTATGTAGAAGGTGATAGAATAGTCATAGTCTTTACTGCACCGGGTAGATTCCCACGAAGATATTTTGGAGCAAGAGATACAAATCACAACTTAAAATATTTAAATTGGGAATGGTATAGTGATAAATCGTTTGCGAAAAAACTATTAGATTTAAGAGTCAAAGAAACTGAAAGTTGGTATAATGGAGATAGAGATGCGGAAATTTTATTTATTAAAAAATTAAAACATTTTTATAAAAATTATGAACCAATCTTTGTGACGTGGAATGATGATTTTTATGAAAAAACAAAAGAGTTTGTTGAATTAATAAAAGTAACTTCTATTGCGGATGAGGGTGGAGACGTAATAGATTGGCATCCAGGTACAAGAGGTTGTTATGATTTTTATCTTAAATTACATAAATTTTTAAATGTGGATGAACCAATTATAGAATTTAAAAATAATACAAATAAACTAATATGAAACTATCAATCGATGATTTAGTTTTTTTAAAATCTGAATTAAATAACACTCGAATAATGAATGAAGAGGATTTGGCATACATAAAAGCATCACATCCTCAATTATATTTTGCAACACAACTTAAAAAAGATGAGGGAGTTTCCCTTTTCCCCAATAATAGTTGGGTATATACTTTAGAAAATAAAAAGTTAAATGAATTTATTTGTAATAAATTTGAAGAACCTATTGATAATTTATATATAATGCATAGATTAATATATGGTGAAAATGATTATGCTAGAAAACATAAAGATAGATTTACAACACATAAGACAGTTAGTATCCTATTATCATCTGACTTTACTGGTGGTGAAATGTTTATAAATGATAAAGATGTATCATTAACAAATGAAGGAGATTATGTTGTGTTTAATGGTGGTTATGAATTTCACGAAGTAAAAAAAATAACCTCTGGAGAACGAGATGTGTTGATAATATGGTTTTCTAAAAAGAAAGCAAAATTTAGTATTATATGAGTATATTAATAATTGCATTACCGAGAACAGGATCATCCGAATTAGGTAGAAGACTATCCACTTATAATAAATTTAAATATGAATTTGAACCATTTAACCCAAGTGTTGGATTACCACCATTAACCGACTTTAAAAAAATTGTTCTTAAAACTATCATATTTCATTTACCATATTATGTGAATGAAGAAAATAGAATTAATTGGTTAATTGAATTAACAAAAAATTTTGATGAAGTTGTTTTATTATCAAGAAAAAATTTAACTGATTGTGCAGAGAGTTGGTCTTATTTAATGCACAAAGAAAAAAGTTTTAAATCCAATCAACCATATCTTTGGGAAAAAACTCCCAATTATGATAAAGAATATGGTAACATAATAAAATGGAATGAGGAGTTAACGTTCATGTCAAATGAATTAAAAATACCTATT